AAAGAAGCTAGCCGAGTGGGCCTTGTTGAAAGGCGAGAGAGAAGCGACTAGGATCAAGAATCAAGCAGCTGAAAGAGGGACAGCAATGCATACCTATTTAGAGAAATATGTAGGAAATTCAGGACATTTGGACTTAACGGATACAGGTCGGGTGGCGAAACCTATGGCCGAGACAGTTATTAAAGAAGGACTAAACGGCAAGCTGTCTGAAATATGGGGAACTGAAATCACGTTGTATTATCCCGGCCTGTATGCCGGAGTAACTGATGTGGTTGGAGTCTATGATTATGAAGACAGTATCATTGACTTTAAACAATCAAACAGACCGAAGAGAAAGGAATGGGTTGAGGACTATTTTATACAGATTGGAGCCTATGCGATGGCCCATAACTATGTCCATCGGACTCAGATAACGCAGGGTGTTATTCTTATGTGCACACCTGATTGTTTCTTCCAGAAATTTATAGTCAAAGGGAAGGGAATTTATAAAATATCAGCATAAGTTTTTAGAAAGGGTAGGTAAATATTATGGATCTAACTAAACGATACATAAAGTGGCGGCTTAAAGGCATGATTGTGGCAGAAAAAAGGCTCAAGAGTCTTTTGTCTGCTGACGTGAGACAAGAAGCAAGCGACCAGCAGCTAGATGGATTATTCATACAAATATCCACAGAGCTCAAGGCGCTGACGTCAATGCAGTCCGAAATCATGACTTTGCAGGAAATACGCGACGAAAAGGATAATTAATTACAAAATTACATTATAGAGCTCTCCAGAATTCATGTTTTTTTATTCAAATTCATTTTGAAAACATGTAATAAGTGTAATTCTGTAACCACCCGCAGTAGTATTGGCTTATTTAACCTCTTAAAAATAAGTGTTGTAATCCAGGGCTTATTCAACGAATAGGGGCCACGGGGGAAAACACGGATCTTAAAATAATTGAAATATTCTGAAAAGTCCTATAGGTCTGGTAAGATGATAGGGAGAAACAAAGGATGGGAAGGTCCATCAGATTTTATCAAAGAGTTTAATAAGAAACACAACCCTGACTTTTATTATGGCACGTATACCCAAGAGAAGAAAACCCAGAAGAAAAAAACTGATCGTAAACGCGACACAGCCAAACGATATCCCGTATTCAAAGTGCAGGATTGAGTGGATCGATATTGTTTCAGATTCAGGATGGGCTACCGATAAAGAATTTAATAGAATGAAATTAGCTACTCCAATTAATGAAGGATGGATATATTCAAAAGATAAAAATACTGTTAAAGTTTTTGCTTCTTATGATAAAGACGAAGATACGAAGGAGATTGCTTTCGGTGATAGAACTATGATACCCTTGTCTTGTATAAAGAAAATAACTAAGTTACAGTAGAGAGGAGGATAAATGAATAAGATTGCTAAGAAATTAAGAAAACTTAAAGATCAGTTAGATAAGATTGAAGAAAAAGAAGATGAAATTTTATCTCAAATTGATGAAGCTATTGATGAATTAGAAGAGTCTGACGATTAGTGGTAATAAGCGAAAAGAATTTTTACGACTTATGTTATGATTCAAAAGGAAGATTCCGCGAAGATGAATTTTATCGATGGAAGGAGGAAATAATGGCTACAAAGAAAAAGAAAAAAGGCAAGAAAAAAAATAAGAAAAAAGGCAAAAAGAAAAGATAATTACTTCAACGGAAGTGGTGGTTTTTTATGCTCTAGCTCTTCTGGTTTCTCTTTTTTGGGATGCTTCAAGAGTGGAGCATTTTCATTAACAATTCCAACTAATCTTTTATCCAGTTCTTCTTCGGACATATCTTCTATTTTTCCTGTACGTATAACTTTCTGTTCTATATAGAATCCACCTACTTTTCCTCTGTTTACTTCTGCATTGGTAGCAGCTGAGAATGATCGGTGTTTGATGGCTTCATCTCTTATCTTTGCTAGTTCACTTAGATGACGACCTACTGTTATTTGATATTTATGGGCTACTTCTTCTCTTAATTCCCCTATATGTTTGACCACTAGTGGATATACTTTGGCACTTTGAAGTTCACTAGCTTTTTTACGTAGCATAGCTCTGTCTCCATCATAGCCAGCTTCTTTGGCACATTCCCATGCAAATTTCTTACCTTCATGAAGGATAAGAATCTGTGCAAATTTGCGTTGCATATCAGTAAGTCTCTTAGGTAATCCCATATTGACTTTATAAAAGATGATCGTTATATTGTCAATAATGAAAGAACAAGGTGTTCCAACACTATTTGATATCATGAAGAAGAATCCTGAGATGACTTATAATGAAGCAGTTAAAGTTCAGGAGGATATAAAACTACGTAATGAAGAGAGTGCAGCTGCAATTAAAGAAGCCGGCGCTTGTATAACATCAGGTATGAAAAGAGATAGAAAGGCTACGGATAAAATGAAAAATAGTACTCGAGAAGATAGAGGCCCATTAGATTTAACTAGACGAGTAGAAGAATTACAGGATCGTGTGAAAGAATTAGATACTTCATTGTCTATTGCGTTAGAAATTAATGAGAGTCACCAAAGATATAATGGTAAGTTACAGACTAGGGTAACTGAGCTTGAAGAAGATAATAAAAAACTTGCTCATCAGGTTGAAGACCTTAAATTGAATCATGTTAGAAAAGCAGGCCTCTAATGCTGAAAGGTAGAGATTTGATTATGATCTTCGATAGATTCGTAGGTCCAAAGAAAGGTAGTGGTGTTGCCCAGGATGCTCGAGTTCAAGTGAGGACTCCTGATGGCAGACACTATGACGTTATGACTGTAGATTTAGTTGAGAATAAAATTTTAGGTTCGAAAGAAACACATAGAATAGTTATTTCTACTCATCATGAAGTAGCCCCAATGGGTGCTCCACGGGTTATTTTATAGTGTAGGTGTTACCGTAAAATATTAATGGGTTCAGAGAAGAAATTATGGCATCAATTGAAGAAAGCTACTCCAGAAATTAGATGGACAAGAATAGAAAATACTGGAGCTTTAGGTACGCCAGATTTGTTGGGCTATAATAAAAATCTATTGTTTTTTACAGTTGAGCTTAAGGTGACAAAAGGGAATAAAGTTAATTTTTCTCCGCATCAAATTTCATTTCATATCACTCATCCACATAACACATTCATCTTAGTAAAGTCGCTCAAAGAGACGACTTACAAAACGTTTTCAGGCTCTAGAATCTTGCCACTAGTTGCTAGTGGCTATCGCCTTGAGACTAGCTGCTTGGGGCTTGAAGCTTGCAGCTTGTTGCTTGGGGCTTGTGGCTTGTAGCTTGTTGCTTTTCTTCCCTTCTTGATGCTTGGAGCTTGCAGCTTTTAGCTTTTTCGCTTCTTCTTTGTTCCTAGTGTTTAGCATATTGTACATTTTGAATTGACCTGTCCCAGCATTGCCTGCAGCTTTTACACTTGCCGCCCTGATCAGGCGCCGGGCATGTTTTATCCTTTCCATCAGTCACAGTCGACGTCCAGGGCCAGCTCTTGCTAGCTGCGCCGTTAACCTTGGTTGCTGATAACCTAATAAGTAAGTTCTTTGGTATTGTATCCGGGTCCATGAACTGGAGGAGCTTAGCCTCACGCGTCGGCAGCCAGTGCCTTGTTGCTGGCGTCTGGTTGCATACTTCTAGAATGCGCGCGAGGTGCCAGGCGCTCTGGATGTCTCCTGAGTCGTGCCAACGGAAGTACTTCCGGTTTTTCATGAGTACAACCATAGCGCGAACCCATCGAGAGTCGCTTAAGGCGACCAGCCTGCGGGCCATTGCTATCTTAGTATTTTTAAATTTGTATCGTCCCTTCAAGGCGTAACATCCATGACATGTGGTGCCGGGAACCTTAGCCAGGATCTGGCCGGTCACACATGCAGCTGCAGGCAGGTTGATACTAGGACAAGGCATCTTGCCCGCTTTACTTAAACCGCCTACTATGATGTTTGCTTCTTTCTTTAACATATTATCCTATATCATTTAAATATGGCTGTTTCTTGACGCTTGCAGCTTGCGGCTTGTAACTTCGTCCGCTGTAAGCTTGTGTCTTGGAGCTTTTAGTTTTTCACCATTTATCATAATTCGGGGGCCAAACTTGGCCCAGTCGTTGCTCATGATCTTGAGTTCAGCTGCTATAGTTAACA